GAAAACCGTTTATCTGTGGCTCGCAAAGGATGAGGACTTCGCTACACGCTACGCGCGGGCGCGTGAGGCTGGCCAGGAAGCGATCGCCCAGGAGACTCTTGAGATCATCGACGAGCAGCCTTCGACGATCGTGGGCGATGGTGGTGTGCGTTATGACAGCGCGGCCGTTGCCTGGCAGCGCAATCGCGTCGAGCAGCGCATGAAGCTCCTGGCTGTTTGGAACCCGCGCAAATATGGCGCGAAGGTTGATCTGACCTCTGAGGGCAAGCAAGTCGGTTTCAACATCACGGTGGATTTGTCTGAGGGAGAGCGCAAGTGACCGCGGGCTCGATCGTTTATCGCCCGCCTGGGCCGATCGCGCGTTCATTCATGCGCTCCAATGCGTTCTTTCGCGGCATCATGGGGCCATTTGGATCTGGCAAATCGACCGTTTGCGTGATGGATCTGTTGAAGCGCGCCTCGATGCAGGCGGCAGCGCCTGATGGCAAACGCTATACGCGCTGGGCTGTGATCCGTAACACCTATCCAGAATTGCGCACGACCACGATCAAGACCTGGCATCAATGGGTGCCAACAACGATTGGGCGCTGGGTCGATACGGGACCGCCAACGCATCACATCAAGGAAGGCGACCTCGATGTTGAGGTGATTTTCGTTTCGCTCGATCGACCTGATGACATTGCCAAACTGCTTGGCATGGAATTGACGGGCGCTTGGGTTGATGAAGCGAGGGAAGTGCCTAAAGCGGTGATGGATGGGCTTACGGGGCGCGTGGGGCGCTATCCATCGGCTGCGATGGGTGGATGCAGCTGGTCGGGCATTATCGCCTCCACGAACCCGCCAGACACAGATCATTGGTGGTACAAGCTTGCAGAAGAAATGCACCCAGAAGGTTGGGAATTCTTCCGCCAGCCAGGCGGGCTTGATGAGAACGCGGAAAATCTCGATTGGCTCAATCAGATCCCCGAAACTTTATCGCTGCCCGAAGGCCATGACATTCGCCGCAAGCAAGGCCGCAGCTATTATGAGCGCCAGCTTGCCGGCAAAGATCCTGATTGGACGCGCGTTTACATTCACGGCGACTATGGCTTCGTGCGCGATGGCAAGCCGGTCTATCCCGAATATCGCGACAGCACCCATTGTCGCGAGTTTGATCTGTTGCCTGGTATGCCGATTTATGTGGGCATCGACTTTGGTTTGACGCCGGCTGCAACCTTTGGTCAACGCACCCCGATGGGGCAATGGCGCTGGCATAGTGAGCTGGTGACTGAGGACATGGGCGCGGTGCGCTTTGCGCAACAGTTGCGTCAAGTCATGCACGAAAGGTATCCTGGCTTTCAGTTTGCCGCAGTTACAGGCGATCCCGCGGGCGACATACGCGCTCAAACGGACGAGACAACGCCCTTTCAGATCCTTCACGCTGCAAACATACCGGCGCGTCCAGCGCCGACTAATGACTTCATTCTTCGCCGGGAAGCTGTGGCTGTGTGCCTCGGCCGTCTGATTGATGGTGAGCCGGGGCTCATCGTGCATCCAAACTGCCAGATGCTGCGCAAGGGGATGGCCGGTGGCTACAACTACAAGCGCATTCAGGTGGTTGGTGCCGAGCGGTTCCGCGATGTGCCAGACAAGAATCTGTATTCGCACGTTTGCGAAGCAGGCCAATACATGATGCTCGGCGCTGGTGAAGCACGAACATTGGTAAAGCGTAGCCGACCGGTCGCTCGACAGGCGGTTGCAATCTCTGACTATGCAATCATGGGGTGACAACATGGGCGGTATGTTTGGTGGCGGGAAGTCTTACACCCCGTCGGCTCCTCCTCCTCCTCCAGCACCGGCGCCTGCGCCAACGATCGACAATGCGCGCCAGGAGCGTCAGTCACAAGATGAAGTGATTGCGCGCCGCGGCCGTGCAGCTTCGATTCTGACAAGCACTGAGGGCGATCTATCGACCCCTACCACCGGAACGAAGCAGCTTTTGGGAGCATAACCCATGGCAGGCGATTACAGCGCTGATGACATCCTGCGGCGCCAGCAACAGCTGGAAGGCAACCGCGCAATCTTTGAACAACATTGGCGCGAAATCGCAGAACGGATCTTGCCGCGCGCGGATTGGTTCCGCACCAATCGTGCGCCTGGTGACAAGCACACGGAGAAAGTGTTCGACGCCACCGCTAACCTGGCGCTGGAACGCTTCGCCGCGGCCATGGAGTCGATGCTGACGCCAAGAACGCAGCGTTGGCACCGTCTGACCACCATGGATCAAGACCTCGACGAGAAGCCAAATGTGCGGCTCTGGCTCGATGTTGTGACCGACATCTTGTTCAATGTTCGCTATTCACCGCGAGCTAATTTCGCGAGCCAGGCGCATGAAGTTTATATGAGCCTGGGCGCGTTTGGCACCGGTGGTATGTTCATTGATGATGCGGTGGGCAAGGGCATCCGCTATCGCTCGATCCACCTGGGCGAATTGTTCATCGCTGAAAATCACCAGGGGCTGATTGATACGGTCTATCGCAAATTCACGATGACCGCGCGCCAGGCAGCGCAGAAGTGGGGCGAGAACAAGCTTTCTGAGGAAATGAAACGCGCCCTGGAGAAGTTTCCAGACCAGACGTTTGATTTTGTCCATGCAGTAACGCCCAACACCGACAAGAAGCGCGAGCGCAAAGACTATCGCGGCATGGATTATTACAGCTGCTATGTCTCGGTGAGCGGCCGCAAGATCATCTCGGAAGGCGGCTTCCGCACCATGCCTTATGCGGTTGGCCGTTATGTGGTTGGCCCCAAAGAGATCTATGGTCGGTCGCCGGCAATGACTGTGTTGCCTGATGTGAAGATGCTCAATGAAATGAGCAAGACTGTCATCCGCGCTGCGCATAAGATTGTCGATCCGCCACTGTTGCTCCAGGAAGATGGCGCTTTGGCCGCGTTCGATCTTCGCCCTGGTGCGCTTAATTTCGGTGGTGTGAACGACCAGGGCCAGCAAGTTGTGCATCCCCTGCAAACCGCAGCGCGTGTCGATATTGGCCTCGACATGATGGAGCAGCGCCGCAAGATCATCAATGATGCGTTCCTGGTGACGCTGTTTCAGATCCTGGTCGATGCGCCGCAGATGACGGCAACTGAAGCTATGTTGCGCGCGCAAGAAAAGGGCGCGCTGCTTGCACCAAGCATGGGTCGCCAGCAATCAGAATTGCTCGGCCGCGTCATCGAGCGCGAGCTTGATATTCTGGGCCATGCCGGTGTGCTGCCGCCAATGCCAAAGGAACTGATGGACGCTGGTGGCTTGGTCGATGTGGAATATGTGTCGCCGCTCAATAAGGCGCAGCGCGCCGAAGAGGGCGTGGCCATCATGCGCACATTGGAAGCCGTCTCGCCATTGGCGCAGATCAATCCAGCCGTGCTCGATATTTTCGATCCCGAAGAGATCGCGCGCGAGCTTGCCAGCATCAACGGTGTGCCGGCGAAGGTCATGCGTAGCAAGGAACAGCTCGAACAGATGAAAGCTGCCCAGGCACAAGCTGCCCAGGCGCAACAGCTGCTTGAAGCTGCACCGATTGCGTCGAGTGCGGTGAAGGATCTGGCACAAGCTCAGGCCCTGGCCGGTGCGTCTCCGTCTCTTCCAGCTCCAGGACTCTTTCAATGACCGATGAAGAAGCGATCATTCAGGACGTAATCAATCGCGAGGCAACCAGGGTTGCCCAGGGCGAACCACAACAGATCCCGATGGATGCGTTAGGTTCACAGGTCGGTGGCGATCATTACGTGCATATGTCGATCCAGCCGATTTATTTCTCGATGCTGAACGGGCTCAATGCCTGCCAGCATAGTGCGATTAAATACATCGTGCGGCGCAAAAGCGGCGCCACAGCCGATCGCCTGGCTGACATCGACAAGGCAATACATACCTTGCAGATCTATCGCGACATGATCGGTCGAGGCGAGGCGCTATGATTAACGCCATTATCGAAAAGATCCTGCGCAAGAAGGCAGCGTATCGCCGGATCTTTTTGGATGCAGATGGGAACTTGTCGCCTGACGCGGTGACGGTGCTTGATGATCTGCGCAAATTCTGCCGCGCAACGGGCTCGACCGCGGTGGTGTCTCCCATTTCTAAAACGATTGATCCGCTGGCTATGGCCATGGCGGAGGGTCGGCGCGAAGTGTGGAACCGCATCCAGGCGCATCTTTATGTGAACGAAAAGCAAGTGTTCGAGCTCCAGGAGAGAAGCGATGGCTAAACAAAGCGAGAAAGCGGCCGAGTTTTTTGCCGTGCTGCTTCATGCCGCAACGATCGGCCATATGCTGCACCTTCAAACGGGATCTTTTGCGGCGCATTCTGCGCTCAATGATTTCTATGACGAGCTGCCAGACCTGGTGGATGAGCTGGTTGAAGCTTACCAGGGCAAGTTTGGGATTGTTGAGGATTACCCCTTTGATAAGGGCATCAAGATCCCCAGCGATCCAATCAAGTTTGTTGAGGCTCTTTCGACCTATGTCGATCAGAACCGCAACAAAGTCAGCGACCGGTCTAATCACCAAAACATCATTGATGAGATCGCTACGCTAATCGACAAGACAGCTTACAAGCTGAAAACCTTTCCCTGACATGGAGATCTTAGATGAGTGAAGGAGCAGCAAGCGGGTCGGCCATCCTGGTCGGCAACCCGGCAAGCGCACCCGCTGGTGCCGGTAATGAAGGCGCAGGCGCGGGTACAGCTCCCGCTGGTGGTGTGGCCAATGCTGGCCAGGATGGTGCAGTCAGTAGCAATGCGCCGACTTCAACCGGCAATTGGTATGACAACATTACCGATGCAGATCTGAAAGGCTACGCGCAAAACAAAGGCTGGAAGGATCCTGTCGAAGTCTTGAATGGCTACCGCAATCTCGAAAAGCTGGTGGGCCAGGACAAGATCCCAATGCCCAAAGATCCTAATGATGCGGAAGGTTGGGGCCGCGTTTATGACGCGCTCGGCCGGCCTAAATCTGCGGAAGATTACAAGCTGCCGGTGCCAGAAGGTGACACAGGCGAATTCGCCAAAGCAGCCGCGTCTAAATTCCATGAGCTTGGGATCTCTGAGCGCCAGGCCAATGCCTTGGCTGAATGGTGGAACCAGACCCAGAGCGGTCAGATCGAGCAAATGAATTCGCAGCGCGCGGCCAAAGCCGATGCTGACATTCGTGCGCTCACCCAGGAATGGGGCAATGCTTATGAAGAGAATGTCGAGCTGGGGCGCCGCGCCGCGCGTGAGTTTGGGTTAAACCAGGAAAAGCTCAGCGCGATCGAGAATGCCATGGGCACAAAAGAAATGATGATGCTTTTGTCCCGTGTCGGCCGCGGCTTGACCGAGCACAACTTTGAAGGCGGTCGCAGCACGGGCGGCTTTGGCATGACGCCAGAAGCAGCGCGCTCGCGCATTGCAGATCTTCGCGCAGATCCGACTTACTCGACGAAGTATCTCAACGGTGACGCTGATGCGAAGCAGGAGATGGCCCGCTTGATGGCTTTGGCTTATCCAGAGGGTTGAGATATTCTCAACAGCATTGAGAAAAAAGATGCAAAGCGACGAAATTCGGCTAGAATGCCTCAAACTGGCCGCCCGCCCTGGACTGCCGCCGAGCGAAATCATCGCAACAGCTCGCGTCTATCTGGAATGGGTGGGAGGTCAGATCCCGACAACCTCGAAACCGGGGCCGGGTGACAGCTCGAAAGCGAGCGCGCCTAA